TCGGACGATTTACTGAGCGCCATTAACAAACTCAGCGAGCGCGTTTCGACCCTTGAGGGCGAAAAAACCGCGTTGGAAACTGAGCTGGCGGCCGTAAAAAATGAGGCTTCAAAAGCTACCGAAAAGCTCGGAGCGGTTAAGGCTGAATTGGCCGCTGTAAAAAAGCAACCCGCGACCGTATCGGTAAAAGAAAAAAATCCAACTCGCGTAATTCTCGGCGAGCAAAAAGCGGAAAAACCATTTTCACAAATGACTTTGCGCGAACGTATCATAAACAATATCGAAAAAATTAAATAAAAAAATTAGTTATGGCAACTACTGCAAATCTTACGACAACCTACGCGGGAAAATACGCGGGGGAATATATTAAAGCCGCTTTCTTGGCTAACGAGTCACTCCAACACGTAACCGTTAAAGAAAATATCGATTACAAACAAGTCGTTAAAAAGTTGGTCGATAATATCACTTTTGAGGCTCCGACTTGTGACTTTACTCCGCTGGGTACTGTGACAATTACCGAGCGCGTTTTAACGCTTGAGAAATTCCAAGTTCAGCGCAACTTGTGTAAAAACACTTTCTTGGCCGATTGGGGCGCTAACTACGTTCAAAACGGTGAATTGGAGCCAGCATTGAGCGAGACACTTATCGCAAATATGCTTGAGGGAATCGCGGCACAAAACGAACAAATTTTGTGGACGGGCGTTAACGCTACGGCGGGCCAATACGACGGACTTTTGACCCTTATGGACGCGGCGGGTTCGGGCGTGAATTTCGTATCGACTCCCGTGGCAATTGACTCGACTAACGTAATCGCTAAAATCGCGGCTACCGTGACGGCTTGCCCAACGGCTGTTAAGCGTTCAATCGAGAAACCTATCATTTACATCGCTCAGAACGTATGGGAGGCATTTATGCAAGCCAGCGCGGCGGCGGGAAATGGTTGGTACACTTACGGCGGTCCTGAAATGCCTAAATCTTATTTGGGTTATCAGTTGGCAATTTGCCCAGGCATGCCCGATAATACGATCGTAATGGCTCAAAAATCTAACCTTTGGTTTGGTACTAACATCCTGAGCGATTGGAATAACATTCAGGTTGTGGATATGGGCCAATTCGCTGAGGATAACGTTCGTTTTAGCGCGAAATTCTTTGCGGGTGCTCAGTTCGGTATCGGTAACGAAATCGCGGCCTACGGAACATTCTTCTAAAAAATTAAATCGGGGGTTTAAACGCCCCCCCTAACTTTAAAAATATAATACTATGCCATGTTTACTTTCTGCGGGCTTCATGCTCGATTGTAACGAAGGTGTCGGCGGGGTCAAAAACGTATATTTCGCGAATTGGGAGTTTTTCGCCAGCGGAATAACGTTAGACGCTAACGGAATTATTGACGCCCTTCCTGGCGTTGCGGGAAGCGTCGACGTTTTCCAATACCAACCTAACCGAAATACGGGCGCCGTTACTGTGGTGCCTACTGCTAACCTCGAAAACGGAACGCTTTATTACGACCAAACGGTTGAACTTACTTTGGGTAAACTTTCGAATACTAAAAAGAAAGAACTCGAGCAAATGAGCAAAGCGAAACTAATCGTTTTCGTTCAATTGTATGACGATCAAATCGTTTGTGTAGGCCGTACCGACGGAGCCTTTTTAACTACGGGTTCTTATCAATCAGGAAAGGCGAAGGGCGACCTTAACGGTTATCAAATTACCGTTAACGCTCAGGAGCCAGGGCAACCCGATTTTTTGGAGGCGTATACGTCCGTTCCTTTCGATAATTTCTCGGGAATTACGGTAGTCCAATAATATTCGTTAAAGGGTTATATATTAAAAACGGGGGCGGGCGTTAAACCTCGCCCCTTTTTTATAAGAAAATGAATTACTTAAATACAAATCAGGCGGGCCAAACTTTATATTTAAGTTTGAATGAGTCGCGGCAATATTTCGCGACGGCCTTTACCCATTATTTATTTATTTTAATTCACGAGGAAAATTCAACCGTTGGTGAGGAGCTCGCCCAGGTGCCCACGATAGTAATAGAAAACCAACGGATTACCCAATTAACCGTAACGACTCTCGGGTTAACCCTTCCTGGGCGTTATCGTTACTATGTTTATGGTCAAAATTCGGCCGTAAATTTGGATCCAACTAACGCGGCGGTCGTTGGCCTGTGCCGAATCGGTTGGCTCGATTTAAAGAGCGCGACAATTTATTACGACGTCCCTAATATAACCATTAACGACGATATTATTTACAATGGAAACCCATAACGTTAAACGAATAAGCCTCGCGGATTATACTGTAAGGAGCTCAGCCGAGAAAACCGACCGTTCGGGTTGGGTTAATTACGGCGTCGATAATTTATTCCCTCAATATCTTTCTGAGCTTGCGGCAACGGGAGCCGTTCACGGTTCGCTGTGCATTTCCATTGGCGATATGTTCGCGGGAAAGGGGCTCGAGGCTGGCGTTTATAACTCAAGATTGGAGGCGCTCAGCGCTTACGATGTCTTTTACGGTTGCGCTCATGATTATAAAAAATACGGCGGGTATTACATTGAAGTCATTTACTCAATTGACCGCCAAAACATCGCTAAAATCCGACATTTACCCTTTGAGGAGTGCCGAATAGCTGTTACAAATGAGGAGGAGGAAATCGTCGGCGTTTATCACTCAAACGACTGGGCCAATACACGAAAGAAACGCAATAAGCCCGAGTTTTTACCCGTATTTAATCCGACGAATAACGCCGAGGAACCGCGCCAGATATTTTATAAGTTCGCTTATTGCGGGGCTAATATTTACCCGCGCCCCGATTATTACTCGGCTATAAATTCCATCGAATTAGCGCGCGAAATTAGCGTTTACCACGTAAATAACATCATGAACGGCTTGAGCCCTTCAATGATTGTGAGCCTATTCCAAGGCGCGCCCGCTCCCGATGAACAACAACAAATTAAAAGGGATTGGGAAAGGGAATTAACGGGCGCCAGGAATGCGGGTAAATTCATAATGACGTTTAACGAACGCGATACGCCGAAACCTGATATTACAACCTTTCCACTTTCGGACGCGGATAAACAGTATGAGTTCCTTTCGAAGGAATCGACCTCGTTAATTATGGTCGCTCACCGCGTGGTGACTCCTTTGCTTTTTGGTATTCGTGACGTGGGCGGTGGGTTCGGTTCGAATAAGGACGAAATGGCGGTCGGCCTTCAGATTTTTACAAATCAGGTCGTCGATCCCGCACAAAGAAAATTAGCCTCAGGCCTTGAGGAAATTTTAAGCTACGAAATGCCAAATATTAGTATAACCGTTATTCCAAACTCGCCATTAACTAACGCGGGCGAAATTGCGGTTAATACGCCAGCAATAGGGGCACCCGCTGAGGTTGCGGTTGATTCGGCGGCGGACGTTGCGGGAAGCGCTCTTAATGGGGCTCAAATCGCCTCAATGGTGGAGATACTTATCCAAGCCGCGACGGGCGTTTTACCTGTGGAAAGTGCGAAAGGAGTTATGCGAGCCTCATTCCCAACGCTAACGGACGCTCAGATTAACGAGATTTTCAGCGGAATTGTCGCGGGTTCGGTTAATCCTAACGAGGTCGCGTTGGATGCGCTTCAAACTTTTATGAGCCACGTTAACGGTGAAAAAAAAAAGCCCGTTTGTTGCGCGCGTGAAACCAATGAACTCGAGGCGTTGGGTTCGGAAATAGCTGAGGAGCTGATAGCCCTCGGAACCGACCCCCCCTCGGGTTATATTTTAATAGATTCTTACGAGGTCGATTACGAAACTGATGAAGCCGAAAACGAGGAACTCGTTAAAATAACCGCCCATGAATTGGCGAGCACAGGAAGCGCCAAAGCAATGAAGCCCAGCGACCAAGACGAAACAAATTACGCGGGCGTTACATTTATGACGCGTTATAGATATAAGGGGCGCGCCACTACTGAGCGGGAATTTTGTAAAAAAATGATTGCGGCGGATAAACTTTACAGGAAAGAAGATATTGAGGCAATGGAGGATAAGGCCGTTAATCGTGGGTGGGGTCCTTACGGGACCGATTATTATTCGATTTGGCTTTATAAAGGCGGCGGTAACTGTTATCACTTTTGGCAAAAAGAGGTCTATATAAACGCCAAAGGAATAAACCCGCTCGCGAACGATTCGCAAAGGATCGCGGTCGCAAAGGCTGAGCGCATGGGTTACACGGTTCGCAACGATATACGCGTCGCGCTTTTGCCCGTGGATCAAGATTTTAACGGATTTCTCGAAACAAATCCCGTCTACGGAAAGGACGGTAAAAATTATAGAAGATAATGGCTGAAATACTTTTAATATCAGACGTATATATTAAAAAATATACCAACGTTAACGGGGCGGTCGATCCTAACCTATTATACCCCTCGATTTATTTGGCTCAGGATAAATTCCTCGCGCCATACCTTGGAACGAACCTTTACGAAAAGATTAAAAACGACGTGGCAAATAATACCCTAACGGGCGATTATTTGACCCTTGTGGACGATTACGCTCGCCGCGTTGTTTTATGGTGGGCGATGGTCGAGGCGGCCCCCGCGTTAACTTATAAAATCGATAACGCTACGATGGTCCAAAGAACCTCGGAAGATTCAACCCCCGTGCCCGATGTCGTTTTTAAGGACCAACTAAATAAATGGCAACAAAACGCCGAGCACTATACGAGCCTTATGGTCGATTATTTATGTGCTAACTCGAGCTTATTTCCCGAGTACACCAATAACGTTTGGCCCCAACGCTGTCCGATTGGAATAACAAAAGGTTCAAATACTTATTTATTTAGTTCGGGAAATACCGCCTCGAGCCGTACTTATGGCGTGAGGAGAATTAACCAAATTCCCTAACTGATGAAAAAACTAACTGAAAAAAAGCGGGTACAACTTGAGGCCCTCAAGCGGTATGAAAAAGAGCTTTTACTAAAAACTAAAAAACGAAAATGAGTTTTCTCAATGCTTTCGCGGATTTCCTTTCGAACGTCCAAAATTGGGTTTTCGGAATCGTGCTCGGTACGATGGGGAAAATATCTTACATGTTATACATGAAAAGAACGCTCACCGTCATTCAATGGGTGGCCGTTATCGGGCTTTCCGTTTTTTCGGGTTATATGACGTCCATTTACTGCGAGAAATACGGTTATAGTGTTGAAGCCAGCTGGGCGGTTCCTATGACTACCCTTATGGGCGAGAAACTGTTTATTTACGTAATGGCTAATTATAAAAAAATTATTTCGGGGGTTCTTTCTTTTTTAATGCCTAAAAAGTGAGCGATAAAAAGAAAAATAAGAAACCCGTCGGCGAGCGAATTAAGGGCTCCAAATTCGGCGCCTTTGTTCGGGATAAGGTTAAACCCGTCGCGGGCGATATACTCGAAATTGCGGGCGATATTACAGGCGTTCAAGCGCTCGAGACGGTTGGCGCCTGGCTTAATGGTCAAAAGCATAAAAGCGACGAACACAACGCGCTGGCGTTAGAGTTCGAAAAGATGCGTTTAAACTTTGACCTCGAAATGACGCGCCTCGATTTAACGACGGAACTCGAATTTTACCGCGCTGAGGTCGACGATCGTAAAAGCGCCCGCGAACGTGAGGCGGCTTTCCTGAGCGCAACGGGTAAACGAGATTGGTTATTTGCGGCCGTCGTTATTATTGC